GAGCAGCTTGGCGGCCTTCTTCGCGTCTTCGTAGAAAATCTCGTAGAAGTCGCCCATGCGATAGAACATCAGCTGGTCCGGGTGCTGGTTTTTCAGCTTCCAGTATTGCTGCATCATGGGGGTGTGTGCGGATAGGTCAGAAATTACTTTATTCATCAGTGGCTTAGAGTGATTCTCAAAAAGTCATGGGGCAAAAATGGGGCTTTTGCTTGAGATTCTTGGCGTCACTGATGTGTAGAAATCTGTGGCAGAGGGCTATCAGTGGCACCTGGATTCCAGTATTTTCCCAACAAAGGCGCAAGCGCAGCAAGCTCTAAAGGACCTAGTGTGAAGAAAGAATTTCCGGGATATTTTGCTAATGGCACGGCAGACATCGAAAAGCTTTGGGGCGAATGTCTGTTTGTGCTCGATGCTAACGTGCTCCTTAGCCTCTATCGTTATTCCGACTCCACTCGAGCAGAGCTATTTCAGGTCTTTGAGGCTTTTCAAGATAGGATTTGGGTGCCGCACCAAGTAGCTCACGAGTATTTAGTAAATAGATTAAGTGTTATTGGTGATCAGGTTAAGATTTATGATGACGCATTAAAAAAAGTCGAGGCGTTACGGCGGTTGCTTGACAATGCTAGTCAGCAGCCTTTTGTAAGCTCTGGGTTGCTGGCGAGTGTGAACGATCTGTTTGGTAAGTTGATTGTTGAGTTTAAAGGTAATCAAAAATTTCACGAGGGTCGCATATCTTCTGATGAAATTAAAGATCGTCTTGAGGTTTTGTTTGAAGGGAAGGTTGGTGGCGGCTATGACAGAATTTTTATTGATAGTGTTTTGATAGCGGGCAAGGCTCGTTATGATGAAAAAATACCGCCTGGATATGCCGATATAAAAAAGGGTGGCGACTCGCCTCTGTTTGTTGATCGGTGTAAGCCTTATGGTGATTATATAGCTTGGTTGCAGATTATTGACAAAGCTAAGAGTGATGCTAAGCCTGTAGTTTTTATCACTGGAGACGTAAAGGAAGACTGGTGGGTATCATCACTGGGGCGCACAGTAGGGCCTCAGCCTCAGCTGGTGGAGGAGTTCAGAGTCGCTACTGATCAATCTTTTTATATGTATACGCCCGATAGATTTCTAGAACGGGCTGGTTCATTTCTGAAACAAGAGCCCACTGAGCAATCTTTGAATGAAATCAGGGACGTTCGCAGCGACGAGCTCGCGACGGCTGCAGTTTTGGATGCTGCGATGAATTCATGGCCGGTATTTGTATCTAAATATGGAGAAATTAAAAAAACGTTTGCGGATTGGGCCCTGCAGAATGCTGTAGAGGCAGAGCACGATGTTAACGATAGCCTAGATTTGCCCTGGAATCAGCAGGACAGTGAAGACGTGAAGCGGAAGGCATTAGACGTTCGTAGGGATGTGGTAATAAAGGAATTGGCTCTTGCGTCTGAGCGCAGAAAAGAATTCATCGGCTTCGAAGAAAGCATTCGGGCTGGATTGTATAATGTTTCCGGGCCGAACTATAATAATTTCTTAGAAAGAATGAGACAGAATGCAGGCGATATTCATGAGTTAGAGTTGGAGTTGAGTAGGCTTACAAGGATTCTAGGTGAGTAAAGTGATTCCCCTCGGGAAGACCTTGCAAGCGTGATTCAAATTGGCTGGATTGCTGCCCAGATCCGCTCAAGTTCTTTTGGCGACTCTTGGTCCATCCATTTTGCGTAGACCTTTACCAGCATTGTGAAATCCTTGTGGCCCATCTGTTTAGCAATAAACGCCAAATTGCCCCGCGCAGTCAGACACCAGCAAGCATAGGTATGCCGCGTCTGGTACGGCCGCCGCGGCCTTATCCCTGACCGGCGCTGTACGGCGGCCCACTTGGTGTTCCAGGAGGTTGCGGTGTACCAATCATTGATGACCTTCTTGCGTGCCTGGGTGCTAGGGGATAGAAGTGGCGTGATGTGCTCTATCCGGCTTTCGTGCCTGTTCTGGTAGATCTGCACCTTGCGCTGTGGGTGACCATCGACCAGGCGGAGCAGTATCCGGCACGCCTCGATCGCGGGCGGCATTAGCAGCACCATCCGGTTCCGCTCCGTCTTGGGCACCTTGAATTCGCCGGCGGCCGTGATTGCGCGGGTGATGTGGATCCGTCCGCTGGTTAGATCGATATCCTCAACAGCGAGCGCACACAGCTCGCCCGGGCGCAGGCCCGTGTAAACCGCGAGCGTGATAGCGGCGCGGTCCTGGTCATGCAAACACCCCTTGCTGATGAGTTCGTCGAACTCCTCGCGTGTAAGCGGATCCGGTTCCTTGTAGCTATTGGCAAACCGCTTGCACGCCTCAGCCAGGACCTTGCGGACATACCCATTGCTCTCGCACCATTCCAGAAAGCCAGAGAGCGTTGCCAGGTAGTGGTTCACCGTCGACGGCGCTCGATCGGCAATGAGCACCGTGCGCAGGGTGCGGGCGGTGAGTGCGCTCAACGTCTCGTCGATTCCGACCGCATCGGTACTGACCCATCTGGAAGGCAAAACCGGTGCGCCGCCCGCCGTTACCGACTTGAAGGCCACCGGCCAGTTGTTCGGCATTCGCCTTGGCTGGAACTTCCCGCTCGGTGCCGAAGACACGCAGCGCACGGAGATCTGGTACGGCGCCTCGCCCAGCCTCGAGGCTGCCACCAAGCTCAGCGATCTGGCCTACCCGCAGCGGGACTACCTGCTGCAGGGGCTGCTGGCGGGCGCCACGTTCTACTTCTGGGCGCGGTTGGTGGATCGCACGGGCAATATTGGCCCGCACTATCCGACGGGAATCGGCGTGCAAGGGATCGCCTGCGCTGACGCCGCGCCGATCCTTGATCTGATCGCCGGCCAGATCGGCGAAACAGAGCTGGGCAAGGAGCTGCTGGACGAGCTCGGCAAGATCCCCGGGTTACAGGATCAGATTGATGGGCTGTCGAACCCTATCGCGTATTCGCCTGACGACGAATACGCCAAGGGCGCGGTGGTTTATCAGGGTGATCGCCTGTACCAGGCCAAGGTCGATGTGGCCGCGGCAGAGGATGGCAGCAACGCGCCGCCCAACGCGGCCCTATGGTCGGATGTCGGCAGCCTGCTGATGGATGCCTGCGCAGTGGTGGGGCAGATATCCACCATCAACCAGAAGATCGAGGTCATCGACGAACAGTTGGTCGCCCAGTCCGAGAAGTTGGACGGTGTTTATCTGTCGGTCAACCCAGCCCTCGCGGGCGATACGGAAGGATTCGCAGGTTCAAACGAAGTCTTCGTCGGCGTCTGGACCCAGTACTCGGCCATGCTTGAGGGCGATGTCGCCACCGGCAAGCTGGTGCAGAACGTGGAGGCGTCCGTCAACGACACCAATGCCAACGTGCAGACGGTTAGCAAGGCTGTGGCGAGCCTGGATGAGAGGGCCTCGGCCATGTGGGCGGTTAGGTTGGAGGTGAATGCGCAGGGGCAGTATGTGGCTGCGGGGATTGGACTCGGCATCGAGAACGTCAATGGCGTGCTTCAGAGTCAGTTCCTGGTGTCGGCCGATCGCTTCGCAGTTGTAAATGGCGTTGACGGCGCGCTGACCAGTCCGTTTGCGGTACAGGGCAGGCAGGTATTTATCAACAACGCGGTGATCAAGGACCTGTCCCTCTCCTTCGGCAAGATCAGCGATACGTTGCAGTCGGATGACTATATCCCCGGTGTGCAAGGTTGGCGGATGCCAAAAGTTGGGGCATGGGAGCTGAACGGAACATTCGCCGACGGCCGTCGTTCAACCTTTGGAAACGCTGCTATCCGTATGTATCACGCAAACGGTGTGCTCGGCATCGATCTGGCGCTATGACATGACTGGGCTGACTATTCGTAATGAAGCTGGATTGGTCACATTGGATATGACCATGAATATCAGCCAGCAAATGGGGAGCGTTATAACGGGCGGGGTGAATGGGTCTGCGCCAATATTTTCGCCTCCTGACGGGAAACGCTTGTTTTATATCGTGGTTCCGCTGGTTGATTTGGAGAAAGAAAAGGGAAAGCGGCCAGGCGTGACGATATCCGGAACAACGCTGACTTGGTCGTATTCCTATAACACAAATGGATGGGGATATTTTTCTGCGAATTGCAGAATTGATTATGGGTACTATTGATGCCTTATTTGAAAGTGAAAAAAGAAGACGGTTCGCTGCTTTTCGATACCGAGAAAATCACTTACGGACTTCTGAAGAGCGGCTATCTTACTGCGACAGAACCGTGGTACAGAAAGAAGCTTCGTTCAGCACAACTAAATCCTGGGCACGGTTCAAGCTGGGTAGATAATCCAAATCAGCCAGATCCGCAGTGGGCGTTTACCGTGGAAAATTCGGTGTCGCCGATCTTGTTCATCGTCGGGGATGGATGCCTCAACGGTACCAGTGTTTCGGGTGCCACAAGAACCTATATATTCGGAAATGCATCGGCGGGAACCAAGGTTTACGCATTCGACATAATGCGTGATATTGGGTATCCGCCGAGGCTACGGACGTGGCTGGATAGCGGTCAGCTTACGTTCAACAGCTTCATGCCTCCATTGAATATAGCTTTCACGGTTCAGCCTCCAGGTCTAGGTAATTCCAGCGGTGGTGCCGCCGTCAAGACCGCATACGCCGGCGGGCACAACCAGACCATGCAGGGTGGATACACGCCCATTCAGTATTCCCACTACACCATCCCCCTAGGGAATGAGGAGTTCGCCTCCCATTTGACTTTCAGCCGCACGGGAGCCGTGGTGCCTGATTCAGGCACTTCGGGATGTTCAGTACTGGAGGGTGCCGGTGGATACGCAGGAGGCGTGAAGTTCATGTTTGGGCCGGCAGGGGGATCCACAGTGACCCTCACAGGAGGGCAGTACTACGGCTACTACGGTATTCCGGTGGACAGAATGCCCACCGCATTAGTGATAAGGACCGCAAATCTGCCGTTTCCTTTTGGTTGATGAGCAGTTCCTTAGTATCCGCACTGCGCGGATTTCGTTGTCTGGAGAACTAAATGGCAAAGCAAACCATCAACCTCGGCACCGCGCCAACCGGTACCGGGGGAGACACACCGCGTTCAGCGTTTCAGAAGGTGAACGAAAATTTCGATGAGCTTTATATAGGTGATGCCGAAAACTACAAAAAGAGCAATATAATTGGTACTGTCTCACAGTTGGCCGGGGTGCCCACCGGCGCGATCATCGAGTATGGCACTAATGCTAACGGGCGATACATAAAATATGCTGATGGCACGATGGTCTGTTGGTATTACAGTTCCGCGTCATACGCTATAGATAATCCTACTGATAGTGGGGTATTTTATTCTATCGGCCTCCATCTATACTTCCCGGTACCTTTTGCTTCCGAAGTTCCGGTCGTAATACCCGCAGCAATTTCGGGAAATAACTATTTCTCATGGGGCTCGACTGAAGCCCATAACGCAAATGTTTCATATACGATACTCAGTCTGGTTTCTCCATCAAGTACTGCGAGTTCCTATGTGTCATACATTGCGATCGGGCGGTGGAAATAATGAAAATCAATTTATCCCCTCAGCGTATGGATGCCGAGTTAGAGGTTTTTATTCGCGGTCCATTGATTATAGTAAACGGCGAGCACTTTGATTTCACTCGAATGGTTGCTGGAGATGTGTTGCCCGCCTCAGCAGTAACCTCTGACTGGATTATCGATAAAGTTAATAACGTAAATGGTGAGCTTGAACTTACATTGCTTTTGCCTTTGCCTGCAAACTACAGTCAAGAGCAGGCCTTCCCCGTGCCGCTGCTGAACGTGTCTGATGGCCCGGTGTCATTCCCGAAGGCTTTGTCAACCCCTGAGCAGGTGGCCTCCAATGAGTAATATCGACTGGACCCAACTTGTCACCCAGGCCATGAAGGATCAGGCCGCCGCCGCGCGGTTACTCGCTGGGGTTGTGGCCGAGACCGCCGGACGCCGGGCCGAGGCAGACACCGAGATCGCGCCGCTGCAGGACGCCGTAGATATCGACGACGCGACCGAGTTTGACTTGGCCCAACTCAAGGCCTGGAAGAAATACCGCGTGGCGCTGAACCGTCTGCCGAACCAGGTCGGCTACCCGACCACAGTGGATTGGCCTGTCGCTCCCGCGTGATACACGCCAAATACCGACGCCCGCTTTGAGCGGGCTTTTTTACGCCCGGAGAAAAGCTATGCACTACGCGTCCCGCGGGGTCCGAAACCGGAATCCCGGCAACATCGATTTCAATCCCCGTAATCAATGGCAAGGCCAGCTCGGCAAGGAGGCCGCTAATAACGGGAGATTTGCTGTGTTCGACACCCCCGAAAACGGTATCCGTGCCCTGGGCAAGTTGCTGCTCAACTACCGAGGCAAAGACGGTATCCCCAGCGTCGGTAAGCCCGGCATCGATACTCCGCTCGAGTTCATCAGTCGCTGGGCGCCGAACGCTGAAAACGACACCGCTGCATACGCCGCAGCTATCGCAAGCCGTCTAGGCGTGGACGCGCGCGCCTCGATAGATATCGCCAACCCGGCTGTCCTCGAGGCAGTGGTGATTGGAATCATCGTCCACGAAAACGGTGGCAATCCCTATGCACCGGCCACAATCGCGGAAGGCATTCGGCGGGCGCTGACATGACGATAGTCAGCCCTATAGGGACGCTAGTCGTGCTAGCGCTCACTGCGGGCGCACTGTATGGCGCCTACCACCATGGGGTGACGGTCACCGATCTACGCTGGGAGGCCAAGCAGGCCGACCATGCCAACTTACATTCGAAGGCGCTGGCCGCCGATACCAACGCCAAGCGCGTGGAAGAACAACGCCGGCAGGTCGCCGTCAATGAGGTAGCAGATGATTTCAGAAAACAGGAAGCGACCGCTGCACCTGCTATTGCAGCTGCTCGCGCTGCTGCTGACGGGCTGCGCAGGGACACCACCAAACTGGTCGCCGCTGGCGGCGAGCTGCCCGGCGATCCCGGCGTTGCCGCAAGAAGCGAAGCAAACCGCCGCGCCGCCCTGGTGCTCTCCGGATTGCTCGACCGGTCTGTCGCTCGAAATCGAGAGCTGGCGCAAGGAATTGACGATGCTAGGCGCCGCGGGCTTAGCTGCGAGCATGCATATGCCGCTTTAACTGCTTCTTGGCCCTGAGCCACTGTCGTGCACACTTTAAGCACCTTGGAAGTAGCTATTTACTAAGTGGCCACGCTCGATCATTTTAGATAAATGGTAAGTTGAAGGACGGGTCTAGAGGATGGGGGAAGTGGGTGTTGTGCTTTTTGTTATGATGGCCCCAAATAGTTCGAGAACTCTTTTGATTGTAAGAGATAAAACCTCTTCAACTGGGATTATATTGGTAGGGTAAACGTCGTGCAAGCCTATTATTATGTTTGTTTCTATCGTTGCGTAAAACGAAGGTGTTGGCTCTAGTAGTCCGATGCTGAATATTGGAAGGCCGTCTGTTGTAAGTAGAACAGGATCGGGTGTAGACATGTTTACTATTGTGGGGTGGTCGTGGGGGTTGCTGTTTCCTATGTTTACTGTATCTCCCATCTTGGCCGCGCACACCGTAAGTAATAAGCTCCTATGTTTATCGGTATTGCTCAGGTCATTGAGTACGTACAAGATGTCGGACGTCAAGTTGGCTGTATTATTATAGGGCTGAGACGTTTCGATCTCCAAGGCTGCTGGTTTACTGAGTCCTGATAGTCTTCCTTTTGACTTTGCAGTTTCAAAGTCTGCTTGGGTTTTGCAAATTGGATATTGGTGGCTTTTTTTGATTGATGCGCCGTTGTAGCTGGCTAGTGCGCAAACTAGGTGATCTAAACTGGATCTGAGTTGATGGATTATTTCGCCAATGTATAAAGATAGTTCGGGTGGCGTAGTAATATTTCCTGATGCAATTAGTGAGTATTGCCTTCCATCATCCGTCCATTCTGGATGGATGCATATATTTTTTGACTGATTATTTTTGAAGTTCGTGAGTACGGGTATTAGATTGTCAAGGAGTTCTGCTGCTCTATCTATTTTAAGTTTTACAGGCAGAAATATCTTATCAAAATGGAATAATTTTAAATTGTGTTGGGGCGGGAGGTGTGGTGGGTTCATTATGTTCTCATTTTGAAACTTTGGGGACAGTATTGACTGACGTGGTTTTAAAGTCGCATGCGGGAATCCTAGATCAAAGTATCTAGCTGTCAATGCCACGTGTAAGGCGACTACGATTTTCCCCAAAACAGAGCCGATCCCCGTTGCACCACGTCAGTGTGAAGCCCGTATTCAGCGCCGCGCACCATCTGCACCCTAGTCGTAGGCTCGACGTCGTAGCGCTCGATCGGCTCCCTGTCGTAGTAGCTGACGATGTTCCGCAGGCACCTCAATTCCTGCTGGAACTGGTCCATCCGCTCGATTGCGAGAAGCGTCCACCTGAACGAGCCCCATGAAAGACAGGACACCGTTCCCCCCTTAAGATAAGGGATAGGCAAACGGGTATGTTCATGACTAACAGCAACGATAAGGGTGGCGAGCTGCTCGGCCAGGAACGCCGACGCCGCTGGAGCACCGACCAAAAGCTGGCCATGGTTCGCGAGAGCCTCGAACCCGGACAAAGTGTATCCGTGGTGGCCCGGCGCAACGGCATCAATGCCAACCAGCTGTTCTTATGGCGCAAGCTGTACCAGGACGGAAGCCTGTCGG